TTTCAATTTTTACGGGTCTTTCTTTTGCTCTTGTTCTTCCTCATGCTCTTGCGAATCTTTGGTTTCTTTGTATTTGGATAATTTAATGGCGGAGGTCTTCTTTGTCTTGGTGCTGGTTGAGGCATCAGATATTTTGGTATTCTGTTTTCTATCTCAGGTGGCGCTACTGGTGCTTTTGCAACCCTTATAGGACTTCCTGCTGCATTAAAAGCGTTAGGTTCATCCTCCGGCATTAGAGACTTCCATGTTGTGATTATGTTACGAAATTCTTTATCATTAAGAATTGCTTTGATTATAGTTCTTGCATGGGAAAGTTTACTATTTAGTGATTTTTCTTTATTTGATTCAAGATAGGCTCTACCCATTTTAGTATTCTTTGTAGCAAATCCTTCCGCCATTCTTGGGATCGCAAGATACTCATCTAATTGAACTTTCTCTTCTTCTGTTAGTTCATCAAACACCGGCTTCAAATGCGGATTTTCTTCTAAGATTTTGGAAATTGAACTCATCTACTTTATATTTATTTTATTATTGAAAGTTTGTTAAGTATTTTTCGTAAAGCGGTGGAAGATTTTTATTATCCTTTATTGCAATAATATCAAATTCGTGATTTCTTCCAAAAAGATCCTTGCATGTCTTAATTTTATCTTCAATTCTGGATATATCTGTAAATTCTTTGCTGTTATATTCTTGATGTGAATAATTTTTTAATTTATTTGATATAAATTCAGAATCTCCAAAATTACTTAGATGCCATCCACCATTATCAAATGCGCTATTCGTTATTCCTCTTATTTTGGTAAAAGTTAAATCACTTTGTTTATACCATCCATATTTCATAATTTTAGAATGATACCATTTAAATTGAAATCTACATCTCAAATTATAATAATAAAAATCTTGTTCTAATGATACTTGATCAAAAGGTACAATTTGATTATTTTTCATTGCTCGTAATAATTCTGGATTTGGTATTTCATCAATATCAGAAAGAATCAAAACATCTTGTTCATCAAGTTTAAGATTTTTTAGACCCTCAGTGATACTATCTCTATGATACTCTTCATTCTTCCATTGCTCTTTTTTTTCTATACAACAAGGATATTTATAAGGTAATTCTACAATAACGTGAATAATTTTATCACTAAATTTTTTAAATCTTTCTGCATTTTCTTTAAAAAATAAAGATTTTTCTCTACCAACATGTGTTTGATACGCTTCAACAATTATAAAGTAATCTACGTAAGGGTATAGTAAATTAAGCCTATAGTTTAACATTTCAAGTTCATTATAAAATATGAAACAATCAACTATTTTCATTATTCTTGGCAATTTATTATTTTACTTTTTTAAACTTGCTTTCTTGTATGCTTTCTTTGTTTACGACTACGTTTTCTTGATTTTTTATTTCCATTTTTTGCATTATATGCATGCAAGAGTTCTTGAATTTTCTTTAATCTATCTTGATCCGGACCCCACACTTGTAATCTATCCATTATTCTATCCACTTCTTTGACTGCTCGTTCCAACTGAATCTTCTTCTTATCAGGATTTCTTGCAAGAATCATCTGAACTATATCTAAACATGCTCTTTCAGCCGCTTCTGGTAAAACACTTTGTCCATAGAAACTTAAGGTGTATAAATCTGCACCTTTTTCCAAAAGTGCATTAAAGATAACAGGTCTTGTATGTCTTGCAGAAAGATATAATGCAGTTTCATTACCTTGGTCTTTCTTTTCAGGATCTGCCCCCGAATTAAGTAGTTCTAAAGCAACTTCATCTGCATCATTTTGAATTGCAATAAAAAGAGGAATCTCATTTTCATTTCCATTCACATCTGCTCCAGAAGATAGCAGAAGTTTTACTGCAGGAAGTTGTTTATGTTGTGATGCAATCCATAATGGTGAATAACCTGTATTATCGCCCATATTAACTGTTGCACCTTTTTCTAGCAGAAGTTTCATAACTTCAATGTGACCATTTTGTGCAGCCCAATAAATTGGTGTTCTTTTAACTTTATCTAATGTGTTAGGATCTGCACCTTCTTCTAAGAGTTTAGAGACTTCTTTTACATTGCCTATTTCCGCTGCCTTTGCTAAAGGTCCAAGACCGTAGTCCCACTGTGGTTTCCTGCTCATCTACTTATTTAGATAGAAAATCACCGTAAATTTTCATAGCATTTCGCATACCGGGTGTTTGAAATTTATGATATTTTGCCCTATAATACATGGTTCTTGCAGTTTGCTTCTGTTGCTTTCTTGTTTCTTTACGCAGACGTCGGATAGTATCACGCGCTTTCTTTGCAGTTCCGTATCCTGCCTTGATTCTTGGAGGATTTGTAGGGTTATCAAAGACACCCATCTACTATTATTTCAGTTTTCATTCCTAAATATTTTATATTTACGAATGTGATATAATGATTTAACGCCAAAACCAAACAATAAAGATGTGGAGGTTTCTAATTACTGTAAGCAAGTCCACCCATTCCGGACATGATACGGAGAACGTTGTAGTTCACAGCGTATACGCGGACCTTGGCCGTGTTCGTTGAGCTGACCGTGTTGTTGGTGAGCGTCAAGAGGAGTGTGGCGTTGTCAATGCGGGAGAAGTTGCATGAGCCTGAGGGCTGGTGGTCCTCGGGCTTGAGGGCGAAGGAGTAGACGTTGATACCAACGGCGGGGACGTTGGTGTGGTGCTGGTAAGGCTGGACCAAGTTGAAGTACTTGCCTTCACGCTCGGAGAAACGGTCGTGGCCGTTGAGCTGGATCTTGGCCGTGACTACAGGGTTGTTGCCGGCAAGACCCTCAACGCGGGTGAGTGAGTAACCAGAGTCCAAAACTGATCTGTCCCACCAATCGGAGTAGTTGAACGGCTGCATGCCCTTCCACGCCGCGGGGGTGATATCGTCGCAGGCAACGAAGGAGTCACGCTGGACTACCCAAACAAGTTCCTTTGTGGGGTGGTTGAAGTTGAGCTTGATCTTGTTGTTGGAGGATGTGACTGACTCAGCACCAGTGTACTGGAGTTGCTCGATGAGGTACTCGTGGGAGACCTGGGCGAAGCGGCGACGCTCGTCCGTGTCGAGGTAGATGTAGTCAACATAGAGGGAAGCAGAGACAAGGCCAGTTGAGGCAACGCGGGTCTTGATGGCGTTGTTTGTGGCAGTGCCAGTGACGTTGTCCCAGCAGAGGTACTTGACATCCGTCATCTCGAGGTTGATCTTGACCTCGTGGTACTGGAGGGCGATCAAGGGGAGCGCAAGGCCCGGGTTGCGGCAGAACCAGAACTGAAGGGGGATGTAGAGCGTGTACTCCGGGGCGCAGTTTCTGACTTCAGATGAGGCACCAGGCTCGCCGCCCGTGCAGTAGTTGTCGCAGCCCTCGCCACCCTGTACGAGCAAGTTAACAAGTTCGGGAACGTTGCCAACCATCTCAGCATAGCCAGACTGCTTGCCGGGCTCCTGTGTAAGTTCATTCCACACGTGGAGCCAGTCACCATAGTGCTTGTCAATGCGCTGGCCGCCAACCTCGAGTTCAACTGAGTTGATGAGGTTGTGACCGACGTAGTTGAGCCAGCGGAACTGGGCACCAGAGCCGTCGGAGGCCTGGAGGGTTACCTGAGGGAGCGTGGCCTGGAGGTAGATGCGGTGGATCAAGTCGCCGTTGCGGCTGATCGTGCATGTAACGCGCTTGCCGAAGTTGGCAGTGCCGTTGAAGGTCTGCTCAATCGCCTCCATCGCAAAGTTGGTGTGACGGCGGTACACAACCTTGAAGAACGTGATCTGCGGGTTACCTGTTAAGTAGATGTCCTGAGCGCCATAGGCTACAAGTTGCATTAAACCACCACCTCCCATTTGTTATATTCATCGCAAAGAAAATAATTTGGCAGATTTGGAAAATTCTGACTTTCCCGAAAAAATTCTGGATCACCGGGGGCTACCGGGAGCCGGCAACCCGGGGGATTCATGTGTCCAAAAACCGCAAACCATCTTTTTGAACATCTACATAAGGATGGCTCCTCATTAGTAGATAGCCAAATGTCTGGACAAAAACCTTTACACATGGTTCTCCAAACAATGGAGGCTCCAACTCAAGAAGTCACAGATATGCCTACCACATTAGAGGCATTTCATTCTGAAAAGATGAGGACTATGAATGAACGTCTTTCAAAGAGAAGCGTTTTAGAGAAGGAGATTGAAAAGAAGGAAGCACAGATTGAAGCCTTTAAAGGTGCTCTTCATTCTGATGAATATAGATTATTGCTGGAAGAGTTACAGGATTTAGAACAGCAAGTTGTTCATTTGAATAAAGATGATGAACGTTTAGACTATTTCTTGCAAGTGGGTGATATTTTGTTCAATTATTATGAAAGTCAAGAGAAAATTGCATCCGGGAATCACACAAAATCCAAGAAAGCGCCCAGCAAATTAAAGACTCCTCAAAATTCAGTTTTAAATTATTTTAGTTCAAATGATGGTTCCGCTGAAATACCAACTATAGAACTTATAGAGAAGATTGAAGTTAAGAAAGTTAAGAAGGCTCGTGATATTGAAGATTCTAATGGCTTACAGCGTGATAAGGCTCTTGAAAAGTATTTGAGTATCATTGAACCGACTGCTATCCGCGGTGGAATTCTTCCTGGGTCTGGCATTGAACCTGATTTTGGTGCTTGTCCTCATTGTCCTTCTGCTGAGATGGTTTTCTACCATAATGAAGCGACACTTGGTTGCCCCGAATGCGGATATCAAGACTTTATCTTAGTGGATTCTGAGAAGCCTTCTTACAAGGATCCGCCCCGTGAAATTTCATATTTTGCTTACAAGAAGATTAATCATTTTAATGAATGGTTGGCGCAGTTTCAAGCAAAGGAAAGTACTGAGATTCCTCCGGATGTTTATGAGAACATTTTGGCTGAAATCAAGAAAGAACGCATCTTAGATCCTAGAACTCTGAAGCCTCAAAAGTTGCGTGAAGTCTTGAAGAAGTTACACTTGAATAAGTTTTATGAACACATCCCG